TTTTTTGCTGCTCGTTCAGATTTTTATATTTTTCTTCTCTTAAATCAATTTTTGTAGCCATAATATTCTCCTTTAATTAGTATTAGCTACTAGATTGTCATCTGCACCAGCAGGACTTGCAGGACTTTGCATATCATCCCTACGTGTTCTACGTGCCTGATTACGCTGTAGTTCTAGAAGCTGTGAGTATCGTTGTTCAAATAATTGTGAAGTAGGATAGTCTTTTTGAAAGACCATAGCCTCTATCATAGAAGCATTGAAAAGAAGGTCATAACAAAAATCAGTATAGTAATTTTCAGGAGTTGCAGATGTTAATGTTACTGGGCGACTAACATGTACAACTTGTCCACCGTAAGTAGAAGCAGGAGTAGGCGCAATCAAAACTGTAGAATTATTACGAGGAGCGTAATATCTTGGTTCATCAGTTGATGCGCTTACAGGCCAGTAGTCATTAATATATTCATCTGTTCTTTGTAACAAATTAATTTTTGTAGAGTTACTTACAATATTAATATTCTTAACTACTCTTGTTCCTGTAGGTAAAGTAAGAATATTATTTCCAGAAGAAACAGCAACAGAAGTATAAGATACTAAACCATAGTCATCTAAGTCTTTTGTTAAACGCTCTTCAGCACGATTAACCATCTTAGGAATATAGTTAATAAACTCTGTTCCTTCATTTTCAGATGCCTGGATAATATCGTTTACCAGATAAGTGTAATCAACCATAGAACACTGCTATTGTTGCTGTCGAAGTTGGGGCAGAAACTAGAACCTTTCCTCTCATTGCAACACCTAAATCAGAAAAGTAAACTTCATTTGCATCACATGCTGTAGTATTTACAAATCTAATATTGTTTCCTTTAACTTTGCCTCGCGCATCAGTAGAAGTTCCAGTAATAAGGAATTGACCAATGCCTGTAGCAAATACGGAACGGATACGAGTATTTGCAAGAGAGACACTAGTCACAGTATCAAGAGCCGCCCCGCTCCCAGTTACAAATCCCTGTCGAATAGTAGTTGCCATGTTTTGTTCCTTTATATAAATAGAATTTAATTATTTGTATTATATAACAAGACCAGTAATTACAAAAGCAAAGGGTGAAGAAAAAGAAGTTTGTATCTTTCTCTCCACCCTCACCTAACTTAGTCTATATTAACCTAGTTTACGCTGCTCTTAGGACGAACCAGAAGCACCGTAATAGCTACGCCAATCAGAGAAGCCGAAGCTGTAACGCTCACGCGCTTTAAACCTAAGATTGCCTGTATCGAAATCAGGTTCCATCTTAGTTTGAAGAGGCGCACGAACAAACATTTTAGCTCCATTCGGGCAATCAGTACGCAGATACCAAGCATTACCGTCTTGGAACCTACGGTTTACATAAAAGCCACCAGGAACTAGACCCTGATTACGGATGCTGTTAATATCATTAACATTCGTTGCACCGTTTGCAGCAGTCGTTGGGTTAACACCAATTGTCGTTGACATTGTGCTATTCAAGATTTGGTCTGCCGTAAAGGCAAGGTCCGAAGGCACATGAAGTGACTCAACCTGTAGACCAACAAGAATACCACGATCATCTTCTGCTTTTGAGATGGTAATCAAAGCCGACTCAAGAGACGCTTCCGAAAGATCAGTAGCACCAAGAGTGTTGGATTGAGTACCGCCACCAACTACTGGATGACTAGCACTAAAGAAAGGCTGTCCGTCCCCACCAGGACTTGTCGCCGCAAAGCCGTTGTTGAAAACATCAGCAGCTTTAACTTGCTTAGTGTTAGCCATTGCACGGGCAAGACCACGCGCACGTAGTTTAGCAAAAGTGTCATAAAGATTATCTTCCATAGCTTCTTCAGTTACTGCAAAAGCAAGAGCTATAGTCTCGTGACTGTAACGAGAAGCATAGCCTTCTTGTGCATCATCAAACTGAACAGCAGCGCCTTCACTTTTAACAGGTGCCGTGCCAAAGCCGGTGAATAGAACTTCTTCCTCAAACGCACGATCTGATTGTTCAATATCAAAGAGTGAAGCATGTTCATTGTCCACATCATTGTATTCAATACCAAATACAGCGTTTAATCCTGGGAGCAGTTCTTTCGCAATACTAGAGCGATTAATAGCCATTTGTTATTACTCCCTTCCTTAGTTAGCTGACGAATCAGCGGATATATAAGCATCCACATGACGTACAATACGAACTTCAACTTTAGGGAAAGCACGTTCAGCAGCAACAGTAATATCGTTTCCTGGCTCATTTAATACAGAGATAGCACGAAGCATACCACCTGTAGTATCAGTGCGAGAAGCAGCTTCGATTCCGAAGCCTGAACGACCAGTTACTGTAGAACCTGCACCTAATGTACAACTAAAGTTCTTTGACATAATATCACCAGCGGTGACAGAAGCATCAGCTTGAACTACAAAGGTAGCTTGTGGATCATCAACAACAAATGCTACCGCATCATCAGATGACGTTCCGCTAGGCCAATAGTTAGCATACTTAATTTCACCGTTAGCAGTGTACTTACAACCCTGAAAAACACCTATAGCTTTTTGGGTTGAAACGCTTAAAACGACCACATTTCCAGCCACGTTACATACGATATCGCCACTGAAGATATTGGTTCCGAAACCACTTGCAATGGGATATTCATTCGTAGCAGTGCTGTTTGATGCACCTCCACGTTTGCGAGAAGGAGTAAGGCCGTTTAGTGCTTTAGTATCAGTCATAACACTATTCCTTTCCTTGTTTTAAAGTTACGATGACAAACAGGAAAAGCTATTCTTGAAAAGAAGGTTGCCTTCCTGTAGTTACCCTTGAACGACTAGAGTTTGAAATTGGCATACGTGAATCTGAATTACGCATTAGTTGTGCGTTTACAGCGCCTACCGCTTCCCTACTTTTTTGTTCATAAAATTCTTGACGCGATTCAGCCAGGTCAGTTGGCATCTTTGCCAAAGCCAAGTCTCCACGACAGACTGCTCCTGAATATCGTCCTTCCTCTCTCACGACAGAGGAGTGTGTCATTTCGGGAACTTCCTCGGACTGAACTATCTCCCAACCTTCTGCTTGACGTTTACTCATATTTTGAATATCGTCATTGCCTTTGATAGTCATACGAATCCAACGCAAAGACATGCCTTCACTTTTGAATCGTTCTTGTACAGTAGGTGGTATGTCTAACCAATTTGGTTCTTCAAATGTCCTACGAGGTTTAGCTTCCCTAGTGCTTGTACTACGTGAGTTTGTATTTCGTGCCATTGTAATTTTTCCTTCCACGCTTAATTAATAAATGCTTGTGTAATCGCCTTCAGCTTTTTCAACTTTAAGCTTTTCAGCAGCATACTTTTCAAGTGATATTCCCCACTTATTAGCTAAACGAACATCTTCTTGAGTTAGTTTAACTTTGTTACTCTTAGAGGTTTTAGGTGTGCGTGATGCACCAGCTACCACTTGAGCAGAATTTGACGATGTATCCTGCAAACGAGGTGTTTCAGGTTCTTGAGTAGGAGTAGCCTGAAATCTTTGAGGATATCGACTGCGTAGTCTGCTATCAATTTCCCCATAAAAGTCGTCATCAGAAGGATCATATCCCTCATCTTTTAATTCTTGATCTATAGATAAAGCTGCAGTAGTCATTATCTGATCCTTGCCAAACCAATCATTCTTAGCTGCCCAATCAACAGCTTTAGGATCATACTTAGGTGATTGTTGTTGTGGCTGACTTACCTGTTGTTGCTCTACCTGTGTACTATAATTTTCTAATGCTGTACGCTGATTATTAACTTGACTAAGTTCAGCATATGCTTTACTAATATTTTCTTGTGCTGCAACTTGAGCATCTACATCACCACTTTCAATGGCTTGTTTATAAATACTTTTAGCAGACTCTAAATTATTATTTAGTTGAACTTCACTACTATCAATAGAACTTTTTATAGAAGTAGATAACTGTTCTTCTTTTTGTTGTAGTTCACCTTGAAGTGTATTAAGACGCTCTTCCATCTTCTGAAGTTTCTCGTCGCGTTCTTTACGTTGGCGAATTAGTTGTCTTATACGCTTTTCCGCGCCTTTAGTCTCAATACCTTCTAATTCTTTTACTGGCTGTTGTTTATCTTCAACTTGTTCTTCTGGCTGTGCAGCTT